TACATCGCGCTCAATTTCCGTTGCGGCTTTACGCTGCGCTTCTTTTGCTTTCTTTTCTTCCCTGCCAGCCGCGTAACTTTGCAGTATTTTTGCCAAGCCTTGCGTATATGACATGGGGCCAGCCGGATTCACTTGAATAGGCTGGAAAGACTGTTGCGCCAATGCGTCGGCTAGGGCTTGTCTGCGTTCTGCTTCTGCCGCAGCCGCTTCGTACTGGCTAGACGGACGAAATGTCTGGAAGTATTTAACCGCCATAGTAGTCACCCTTAAAGTCGCCGCCCTGCGGGTTATACATTCCCGGTGATTTTGGCATCGGTTGCTTTGCTATTGGGTTTGGCGGGAACAGCCGCGCCATCTGCGGCTTTGCCGGAAACCCGTCTGCTGCGCCCTGCGGCAAGTTGTATTGCATCGGCAAGGTAGTCGGATCGTTGTTCGCAAAGTTGCTAGACGGGCGGTTCTGCAACATCTGTGCAAGGCGTTGTCCACGGCCCATCTGCTGTTGCGGCCCTTCAAATGACTGGTAAGGCGTAAGCATCAGAGCATCCCGTAGTTAACCATCTTGTACCCGCTTTCGTGGGTGCTGACGGCTTCTGGTTTCACGCTTTCAACTTCATCAGCCATTACGCCGCGCTCACGGCGACCGGCAATATCGTACTCATAAACGCCAATGCCGAGCGGATGCGTGCCAACACGTTCAATGTTGGATTTAAGGCGACGATCCGAGAAGAATGCGCCAATCCCGCCAGCCGATCCAATGCCTCCGGCCAACGCACCGCCAAGGCCAAACAAACCGCTCATCTGGTTGTTGTATCCGGCCATTTGATTTGCGTAATTTTTCTGTGCGAAATCACCCTGCGCCTGTGCCGCGCCAAAGACCGGGGCCGCACCGACGTTTGCGCCCGTATAGCCTTGGAACTGCGGCATCTGCACTTGCGATCCGGACATAAGCGCGGCGATCTCGTTAAGCGGCTGGTTACGCAACTGCAACTGCTGTGCAAGCGACTGCCCCTGCGCCGTGTTGAAGAACTGCGCGTTTTGCAAGGCTTGGTTGTAGGCTTGGTTCTGCGCGGCGTTAAACGCCTGCTGTTGCGTCAAGCCGGTCTGCTGGTTGGCCGCGATTGCCGCATTGCGGGCCGCGTTCAAGTCCATCTGCTGACCAAAGCCCAACTGTTGCGCCGCGTTCGCCGCCTGCGCCTCCTGAAGTGCCGCGCCTTGGTTCTGACCCAACGCCGCGTTTGCCATTTGTTGCGATTGCAAGGCTTGGTTGAAGTTCTGCGCGATAGCGCGGTTGGCGGCATCTTGGTTCTGCAACCCTGCGCCAAAGTACGCCATTTGTGCGGCATTGCCGAATTCGCCCGACTGCACGCGCTGACCGAACGCCTGTTGTTGTGCTTGGTTTTGCGCCTGCTGTTGTGCAAGGCGGTTCTGGAAGATTTGGTTGGCCGCTTGGTTGGCAAACGAGCCAAGCGTCTGCTGTTCGCCCAAGCCCTGCTGACGGGCGGCAAGGTCAAGGTTGATGCCCTGCACCGAGGCTTGCGTGAGGAGGTCGTTTTCGCGCTGCGCCTGCTGTTGCATGGCGGTGCGGTACGCTTCCGATCCCGGCGGGATGCCTTGGTTGACCAACTGCGTCTGCAATTGCGCCCGCTGACGCTCAAGTTGCGGCTGAAGTCGGCCCATAATGGCCTGCTGTGCCGTCGTACCGGCGTTTATAGGGGCTTGCGGGAGGCCGGACACATCTAGCCCACGGGCGTACCCATACTGGCCCTCAAACGGCCCACGGTTAACACGCTCGGCGCGGACGTTTGCGCCAGCCTGCCCCATTCCGTCCAAATCTGGCCCTTGGGCTACTTGCCCATACCCGCCCAAAGTCGTCTGCAAATCGCGCAGATTCGGATTAAACGGCTTTCCAAGCACATCCCGAGCCAAGCCAATGCCCTGCTCGCCAAGGCCAGCAAGGGCAAGGTCTACGCGCTGTTGCGCTTCAAGCGTTTTCTGCGCTTCGGGCGTTAGGTATTGCTCAATGTACGGCGTGTCTTGATCGGTAGTCGTGGTGAACTGTTCTTTCGTCGGAGCGACCGGGGTAGTACCAAATTGACCACCGCTATACCCACCAATACCGCCACCGCCATAAAAATCACCAAGGCCAAGGTCATTGCCGCCAGAATCCGAAAGGCCAACTCCCGGCCCGCGTTGCAACCCGCCTTGATTGTAAGCGTCCAGTTGCTTCTGGTAATCGGCCATAGCCTTGTTGTAGCCAGCCTCGTCAAACGTGGACTTGCCGAACGTGACACGCTGGCCTCCAAGGGGCGTAGAAATGTTGGGATTGCTGATCCGCGCCGTAAGGCGGGCAGCGTCTAGATTGGCCGCGCCCTGCGCTGTAGCAGCAGCGGCGTAATCAGGCGCTGGCGGGGGTGCCGGTGATTTTTTGCCCATACCGAGGCTCCAAGAAGCGACACGCCGAGCGTGTCATGGTTAACAACACGATATCGCCGTCGGTGTCGGCGTCTTTAAGACGCGCTTCCTCGGTGAATCCCATTTTACGCACAACTCGCTGTGCGCGCACGTTCCCGCTTGACACGGGACAAATAACCTTATGAACGTCGCAAACGTTAAAAGCGTAGTCAAAGATGGCGGCTAGGTAGGCCGAGGTCATCCGGCCTTTGACACAGATATGGCACACCACCGACCGCCCGTTGTAGTTCTCGTAAACCACCCCGGCCACGGTGTTCCCGTCCCGCATCAACCCGATGGCATTGGATCGGTCGGGGTTATACGCCCCGTCCATTTGCCCCATGACCCAATGCCCCACGCCGGGGCTTGACGTTATATGCCAGCCCATCCGGTTTGATACACAACGTCGGTTGAAGCCCATTGAAGCGACAGATTCTTGGATGTGGTGTTCATCTGAATACCGCCGCAATACCCGATGCCGGTCACGCCCTGCCAGTTAGCCTGTACAACGTCACCCGACCCCCATGTGGCCGTATCCCAAACCGCCGTATCCCATACCGAGAACGAGGTCGGGCTATACGCAATAGCCGCCGTACTGTCGGCTTGGCTAAAGTCCACGTTGATGGAAAGGTTGACACCGGGCGTACCGCTGGAATACAGGCTAGGCCGTGCGCGAGTAAAGTATTTCTTAACCCCTCGCGTTTCAAAATAATTGAACGCTTGCAAAGCGCGACCAGCAATGTTGTTGGTGTCGTCTATGTAGCCGCTATTACCAACCGTCCACGCTTTTGCAACGTAATCTGACCCGCCGTAATACAAATCATCGTTGTAAATGGTGAAGCAATTAGCCGCCCATCCGGTGAATTTGCACCAAGCCTTCGTAATGTTGTTCATCACAAATTGTTCTTGCGTACCCGTTCCAACCGGCACGTTGACAATTAAGGCGTTGTTTTTTGCGTTGTAAAGCATCCCCCAACCAAAGTTGTTCTGGTAGGTTGAGGTAGCCGCCGCAAACGCGCCTTGGATTTTGTCCGACAAGGCGACATTGGGATCAAGACGGGATGATTGAAGGGCAGACGCCAGCGGCAACAGACCGTCAAGCGTCAGCAACAACAAATCGCCGCCGTACTTCATAAAGCACCGCTTGGATACCGGCGAACCAAGCACCCATACGCCGATCAATTCCCAAGTAGACGCGCTGGACGGGTCTGTGCCGCGATAGACAATGACTTCGCCCTTGTTGGTGACAAACACAAGGTTGTCATCCACGCCGTAACCCGCGTCAATCGTCCACGTTCCCATAGCGACCAAATAGCCGCCAAACTTGGCAATAGACGAAAGATCAAGCGACTGCGCCGCGCCACCTACTGATGCGGTCGGCAAATACCACGCTTTAAGCGTGTCTTTTTCAACAAACCACACGCGGTTTTTAAAAAGGTTAATGTTGGAAAGGTTGGTCGTAGTAACGCCCGTAATAGAGGGCGTGGACGCGCCATCAATCGCTGTCCAAGTCGTGCCGTTGTACAGCCGGGGCTTGTCCACCCCGTTTACGGCGTACAAGAAGTTGCCGCCAGTTGTGGAAACGTTAATAAATTCCCAACGAGCGTTAGTAAGGCCCGACACAACCGCCGCGCCAACTGCGCCAGAGGAAGTTACGTCATAAAAACCCGTACCCGAGGCGGCAAACAACTTGGTCGTTGCCGCACCGTTGTACGGCATCAGCGTTTCAACTTGCCCCGGCAGTCCAGTTGCGTGCTTGGAGTAGCCACCACGAAGGTTGACGCTCGCTACGCCGGGGAAAAAGTTTTCCAGCGTCACGGCATCCGTAGGAGCCATGTTCGCCAATGAGTCGCGTGCGTTCCAACCACCCACGGGGGCGGGAAGCGAAGCAACGTTCGCTGCTGCGCGCTGAATTAAAGCCCGCCGTGCCATTAGGACTGCCCGTAACCGCTATCGGGGATGTTGTCGTAACCAATAAGCACCGTGCCGGGGCGCGGAGCAAACGAAAGATTAGCCGCCGACGTATCCTGCGCGATGCTGGTTTCCAGTTCCATGATGTAGTCGCGGTACAGAGCGGTCGCTT